GAGTTGGTTGATAAATTTACCGTAGTTGGATTGCAACAACGAAACGAAGGGATTCAATGTGCATTGATTGCAGTTAATGAAATGATTAAAGTTGCTTGGTTTATTCCTGATGAGGAGATTTACGAGTTTTTGTTAGAAGTAAAAAAAGAAATTGAAAAACTATGATAGAATTCATCCAGTCACTTCGCCCGGCATACGAGATCTACAAAAAGACACTCGTGTTTCAATTAACGCCTGAGCAATCGGCACAACTTCAGAATGTACACCGTGAGATATTTGGTCGCAATGTTCCCAACTGCTCAACTTGTGTGATTGAATCGGTGTTCTCGCTTTTGATATGGGCAGACCAAAAAGCATTGGAGTTAGCACAACTTGCCGATGATGAGCAGAAACCAAAGAGGAGGAGAAAGAATGAACAATAAACAACAAACGGCAGTGGAGTGGTTCTTAATTGAATGCGGAAAATATGGTGATACGGCACAAATTCCAGATGAAGTAATTGACCAAGCCAAAGAAATGGAGAAAGAAAGAATTGAAACTGCATACAACAAAGGAACAGTTCATGGAATTGATTATCCTGAAAGTACATTACCAATAACTGGTGAACAATACTACAACGAAACCTACGGAGGAGGTGAGCAATGAAAGCAATCCTTGAGTTTGACTTAACCGAAGAACGAGCAGAGTTTGATATGGCGGTGAACGGATACAAATTCTCGTTGGTTGCTTACTATTTAGACCAGCACTTGAGGGGATTGATTAAGTATGCACCGGATAACCAAAGCGAGGATACTTACAAAGCGTTGCAAGAGACAAGAGACAAACTGCATCAACTGCTCAATGAGTACAATCTTGAAATATGAAGAAACACACAATGCACTATCTCAACCATTTCGGTTATGACATAAGTGACTTCATCCCTTGTGAGGTGTGTGGCAAAACTGCCGTGGACATCCATCACATTGAACCAAGACAAATGGGAGGGACAAAGACAAAGGATGTGATTGAGAATTTACAAGCACTGTGCAGAGAATGTCACATCAAATATGGTGACAAGAAACAATACAAGGACTTCCTAAAAGAGAAGCACCAAGAGAAATTGAAAATGTGAGATAAATGAGAAAACTATGGCGAACGAGCAGAACTTAAAACCATTCAAGCCGGGAGAGGATGAGAGAAGAATTGGCAACGGAAGACCAAAGAAACTCATCACACAAATGAAGGAGATTGGATACACAAAATCCCAAGTGGAAGATACGATGTTGTCTATGTTGTCGCTATCACGGAAAGAACTGGAGAAGATAGACCGAGGGGATGAGTACACGATTATGGAACGCACGATTGCCGGTGCATTGCTAAAAGGTCACGACAAAAACTCGTTGTTCAACTTGGAGATGTTGCTCACACGATCACAAGGCAAACCGAAAGAAACCATTGACCAAACAATCCAATCTAAAAACTTTACAATAACTTTGAATCTCGATGAAAAAAACTTGGAGAGGTGAGGATACATTCCCACCGTATGACGGAGAGTTGAAACTCGTTGCAACCTTTGATGGCGAAATCAAACTTGCACGGTTTATTGACGATATGTGGATAGACGAAAACACGATGGCTTGGATCAATGTGATGTACTGGATGCCCATCCCAATTTTACCAAACGAATGAAAGTAATCCAATCAGGGCATCTCGGTGATTTGATCTATTCACTCACGGCAACCAAGCGAGTTGCGGAGTTGCACGGTGCGGTAGATTTTCACATCGGATTCCGTGAAAGGAACACCGTTGATGGTCATCCAAGCGGAGGATACTGTATGAACTTAAAATCATACGAATACATCAAACCTTTGCTTGAGCATCAATCGTACATTAAAAGGGTTGAGATGCACTCACACCCCGACATTGATTATGACTTTGATAAGTTTAGGAATCACAGGTTGAATCTCGGTGCTGGTGATTTGAGGCGGAATCACTTTCTTGTCTACCCCGAATTGATGTCAGACCTTTACGAACCTTGCATTGAAGCGACTGAACCTATCCCATACTTTGCGGACAAGATTCTCTTGAATTTTACATCTCGTTATCGCAATTACGACATCAACTATTTCCCATTGAAAGAACACAAGTGCGTTTTCTTTGGCTATGAATCCGAGTATATTGCATTCACCGAGAGATGGCAGTTGGATTGTGAACTATTGAAATGTCAGGATGCATTGATGTTGGCAACCATTATCGGCAGTTCAAAGGCATTCATCGGAAATCAATCAAGCACATACGCAATCGCAGAGCAAATGAAAGTTAAACGATTGCTTGAGATATGCGTTCACACACCGAATGTCATCCCCATCAACAATGGCTTTGACTATGTCACCAATCAAGCTTTCAATCACTTACTCAAAACTCTATGAAATTACTGATACTTACGGACGGAATGAATGGTGTTGTTTACCACCGCTTATTCACGCCACACTTACGGATGCAAATTGACGGACAAGCGGATGTCAGCGTTTGCCAATCACAAGAGGAATGGCTCACACTTGATTACACCCAATTTGATGTGATCATCTTCTCACGATGGCTTGGGGCAAGGCATTATGATGTGTTAAAAAAGATTGCTGATTCAGGCACTCCCTATGTCGTGGACATTGACGACTATTGGGTTCTCCCAAAATACAACCCAGCATATTGGAACTATCGCAAAGGAATCAAGCAAGGCGTAAAGGATGCCATCAATTACGCTGATGCGGTGATCACCACAACTCCAGCACTTGCCAAAGAGATTCGTCAAATCAATGAGAATGTCATCATCGCATCCAACTGCCTTGACTACACACACAAGCAATGGGAAGCCGAACCACAACCAAGAACCCACAAAATCAAAGTCGGATGGGTTGGTGGAGTTACTCACGAGGAGGACTTGAAGCTCATTGCTGAGGAGATCAAAGGAATGGACATTGAGTTTTACATCTGCGGTTATACACCAGGCGAGATTTGGAATCGGATTGCCAAGAGTATGCCCGATGCTAAGATTGTGGAAGGCACAACCGTGTTTGAATATGGTGAGGTGTACAAGCACTTTGACATCGTGGTCGCACCCTTGCAAGATACCAAGTTCAACAACTGCAAATCTGAGCTGAAGATACTGGAAGCCAGTGCCTACAAAAAGCCAATCATTTGTTCTGCGGTCTTGCCTTACCTGTATCACACCGCAAACGATGGGGTGCTATTTCTTCCACGCAACCAATGGAGATCAGGCATTCAGAAGTTGATTGATGCCGGTCACGGAGTTCGTCAGGCAATGGGTCAAAGCAACTACGAGTATTGCAAAAAGCATCACAACCTTGAACTCCACAACCTAACCCGATTGCAGTTATACAAATCGTTGTGCAAATAAATTATACACGACCATATCTAACCAACTACCAAAAGGACATCCTTGATTGCGATGCCCGTTTCACTATTACGGCTGCGAGTACCAAGACAGGCAAGACCGCATCACACATCATTTGGCTCTTTGAACAAGCACTCCAATGCAAGGATGGGCAGTCGGTGTGGTGGGTGGCTCCAGTTTACCAACAAGCGGAGATTGCATTCCGAAGGATGAAGAACCAAGTCAGCGACAAAAACTTTTTTCTCAGCAACGAAACCAAACTATTGTTGACCTTGCCAACGGGTGCAAGGATTGAATTCAAGTCAGGTGAGAAACCCGACAACTTGTATGGTGACGATGTGTACGCTGCGGTGATTGATGAGGCATCAAGGATGCGTGAGGAATCGTGGTATGCACTCCGTTCAACGCTGACTGCAACACAAGGCAAGTGTAAGTTGATTGGGAATGTCAAAGGCAAAAAGAACTGGTTCTACAAATTAGGTGAACGAGCAAGGCAAGGAGAACCCGAATACAAGTATTTCAAAATTACGGCATACGATGCAGCAAGGGAAGGCATCATCTCGGAGAAAGAGATTGAACAAGCAAAGCGAGATCTACCTGATTATGTATTCCGTGAACTCTACCTTGCAGAACCAGCCGACGACAAGTCAAATCCGTTTGGCTTGGATGCAATCCGCAAATGTTACCGACCTATTTCATCAATGCCGGTTGTTGCGTGGGGTGTGGATTTGGCAAAGTATTCGGATTACACGGTTATTATTGGTATGGATGCGAATAATTGCGTATCATATTGTGAACGATTCCAAGCCGATTGGTCAGTCACTCAAGCGAGGATTGTCAAACTTATTGGAAACACACCATCGTTTGTGGATTCAACTGGTGTTGGAGATCCTATCGTTGAACAACTCCAGCGACTTTGTCAAAGAGTCAAGGGATTCAAGTTCACAAGCCAAAGCAAACAACAGTTGATTGAAGGGTTGGTGATGTCGGTGCAACAAACCGATGTCTTTTTCCCTGAAGAACCGATTGGAAGTGAGATGGAGAACTTTGAATTTGAATATACAAGAACGGGTGTGCGATATACTGCACCGCCCGGACTACACGATGACTGCGTGATGGCTCTCGCACTTGCCGTTGATTGCAAAGCTCATAATAGACCAGGAACCTTTTACTTTGCATAGTGTAAAAAATGCACATTGCTCAAACCAAATTGAAACGCTATGAATTGGAAAAACATAACCATCCACCAACTTCAAGAGATTCACTCTTGTCGTGATATGTCTGACCTTGAGAGGCAGATGAACATCCTTGCCATTGCTTTGAATCTTTCAATGGATGAAGTCGAATCAATGACATTGGACAAACTGACAACCGAGTTTGGGAAGTTGTCGTTCTTAAATGACCTACCAAAAGCACCGATCAAGTTCACCTTCAAACTGCGTGGTCGTTATTTCCGATTAGCCAAAACGCCAAACGAGATGTGTGGACACCACTTCATCGAACTCCAGCAGGTATTCAACGGTGATGTGATTGAATCGCTCAATAAGATTGTTGCGTTGCTATCGGTTGAGGTGGATTTCTTTGGAAGGAACAAGAAGGTCGTTGATGCTCAAGCACACTATGAGGACAAATGTGCGTTGATGATGCACTTGCCTGTTCCACTTCCGTACACCTATGCTCTTTTTTTTTTGGAAGTTTATCCCGAATTATTGAAAAATATCCTTTGCTCTTTGAAGGAGGAGATGAAGGAGATGACCGAGCAGTTGACCAAAGTCCAATAGTTTGGCTGGAGATAGTTGACAAGATTGTCAAAGGTGATCGCACCAAATGGGATTTCATTCTTCAGATGCCGTTGATTGAGTTCTTAAATTCGATGGCGTTTTACAAAGCCAAGACCAAAGAACGGCAGAAACGATTGGAGGATGCAGCCGGAAAAGGATTCAATCCGTACATCGTGGCTTGTTTGAACGAGATGTTGTAACAAATAGTTGTCGTAATTTGTTACAAACAAACGGCAGTATTTCAAATTGTTGCCAATTTATAGGATTAGTGGCAAATGTGAGTCGCAAATTCTGACAATACTTGCGACATTTTTCCACTATATTCGGTGATTACCCGAATAACTGCATGAAATTTTCCAGTATATTCATTCCTAAAAGTCATTTGTTGCGATAAGTATTGGGAATCACTACTGATTGCAAAGTATTTATGTCTGATTTGTCCATCATAACTATACGCATTCGGGTATAATGTGGCATAAAACAACCAAAATTATATGCTTTCGGGTACTATAAGACACATTATTGTGCAATCCATTAACTAATATATTGGTCAATGTGGTGCAAAATGGGTGCAATTAACCATTATATAGTGCAAAGATGAGCTTCATTTGAAAAATGGGTGCATTTGGAACGCAACCACCTATCCGCTATTTTTTATCGTGGCTCTATCAATCACCCAACAACCCGACAGTTATCATCCAGCATTCAATGACACAAACTTCGTGATCACGGAATCTTCGGGTGGTATCTACACGAAAGACAATTTCAAGTTTATCGCAAATGTCAAAGTTGCAGCGACTTCGGTTGCCAAACTAAAAGCACCCATCTACTACGGAAGCACAAATAAGGGAGTGTTCAACATTGGTCGCATCCTTGAGAGTTATGTGAGCAACGATTGGAACTTTGCAGATACATCACCAAGCGGATGCACATCTTCCTTCTCAGATTACGAGGTGGAGTTTGGGTATGAGTATTCACCATCAGCAACGGGAACAATCACGGAGTATCTTGATTTGACTTCCGCAACTGGAACTGTTTGGAATGCTGCCTTGAATCCGTTTGATTTGGTCACTTACGCACAAACTCAATATCTTGCCACATCATCAAGTGCAAAGTTCTTGACAAATGTCAGAACGAGATACATCCATCGCACTCAAAAGGATTGGTTGTATGCTTTGAAAGGTGATGCCACAAGCGTTGTAATAACTTACTCCGATGCATCTACCCAAACATTCACATTGCCTTCGTCTAAGGTCGTGAGAATACCTGTAGGAAGCCAATTGACAATACCAGGTGGTGCAACATTCTTTGATGTCGTCTTGAAACTCGGTGGAACTGCCAAGTCAGAAACCTATCGCATCAACATAAAAGACGAGTGCAGTAAATACGAAACAACGGATATCTTCTTTATGAACCGACTCGGAGGATTTGATTCCTTCCGATTCAATATGGTTCGCAGAGATACATTCGAGGTGGAGAGAAAGCAATTCCAATCCAATCCGTACACACTCGGTGCGACATACGGTTATGAAACAAGTGTTCGCACACGATCAAACTATCATACAACTGCAAGTCAGAAAGTCAAACTCACATCCAATTGGATTGATGACACCGAATCCGTTTGGTTGCGTGATCTGATTGAGTCACCGGTGGTGTATATGTATGACGGTACTTTGTATGCGGTCAACATTGACAATGCAACCTACGAGCAAAAGAAGGGTGTTCAGGACAAGTTGTTCAACCTTGAACTTGATGTTACCTTGTCATTCGCTGACAAATCACAACGCTTATGATCAGGTTATTAGTCAATAACTCGCCAGTTGACCTATCGGACAACTTTGACATTCTCATCTCCAAGTCAATCGCTGACATCAAGTCACCTGAAACAAGGTCAAGTGAGTGGACAAAGACGGTTGTCATTCCTGGTACTCGTGCAAACAACAAGTTATTTGGTCACATCTTTGAGGTTGAACAAACCATTCAAGGCACAACGCAGTTTGCACCCGATTTCAATCCGAATAAGAAAGCGGATGTCGTGGTGTTGCTTGATGAGATTGAGCAGATGCGTGGATTCATTAGGTTGATTCAAATCAATGTGCTTGATTCAACGGACATCCAATATGAATGTTCACTACACGGACAAACGGCTGATCTATTCACGACCATCGCAGACCGCAAATTGAATGTGTTGGACTTCAGCGAATACAACCACACCTTGTCAAGTGGTACGGTGATAGATTCTTGGGCGACATCAATCTATAAAAACGGAAGCACTCAGGCGTTTGCACTTGGGGAAGGTTATTTGTATTCGATGATTGACAAGGGTTATTCCACTACTCGGAACATCACGGACTTCCCGGTCATTGCAATGACACCTTGCCTGTATGCAAAAACTGTGGTTGATAAGATTTTCAGCAATGCCGGGTATTCATACACATCGGATTCGTTCTTCAACAATGAACGATTCA